TTGATTGATTGCCTACTCGGCTAGTGCGCGGTCTGCTCGACCGCTATTCGTATCGTATCAGAGCGCGTTGCTCGGTCAACCCTGCGCGATGAATTCAACCTCGGGCATCTCACCCTCTGCCATCTCTTCGCGCTGACCATAGCCACCGATTGAGAAGCCATTCAGCTCACCCGACTGCACACGACTCCAGAGCTCAGGGGTCAGCTTCACGCCAAGCACCCAAGAGCCAGAGCGCACGACATCTTCACCGAATGCTTGAGCATAGGCTTTGTGAGGCTTGCCCTCGATAGCTGCTTTGTAGTCCTCCGGTGACGGGTAGGGCTGTATCCAAGACTCGACAACCTTGGCACCGTCAGCTGCGCCATTGTGGTCAAGACCTACCACCCGCGACTCGCTCAAGAAGTCGTGCGCGGTCTCCTCGATGACTGCCGGACTCAAATAATCGTCATGGGCATCGATGATATAGGGGTCCAAGACAACACCGTACACGATGCGCTTGGATTCATCGGCTTTGTAGATGCCGACGCGCTTGCTAGCCTTCTCACGCTCACGCTCGCGCTCATAGCGCTCGTTGATAGTATTGGCCCACTGCTGGCCAGAGTCGCCACCCCAAAGAAGCCAAGCGATGCGACCAGCTCCCGGATACCCTGGAGCGCTGCGGTCTCGATTCTTTGGCACCGTCATGTCTTTCTGATGCCTCACGAAGTAATTGACCATCCGCTTAATCGTGCTGATAGAGACCCGCCGACCGTTGGCCAGGTCACGAGCTCGAGCAACACCGACGGCAGTGCCGCCCCTGCGGTGCTCACGTCTTAGCTCGAGACCTCGACGGGCTGCCTCTTGTACGCCCTTGGGCGGCAAGAAGCTGGTCTCAACCTTCTCAATCAGCTCATCGAGGTCACTGATGCGACGCTCAAGAGCCTCGGCGTGCTGCGCTTTCCTGATGGCTGCCGGATGAGGTAGCGATAGGTCTGCCGCTTTGCCTAAGACCTCGCGGGCTGCGGTACCGAGCGCGATGACTGCCAAAGGCTCATCGTCTTGGTGATCACTCAACTCACCAAGATCAATCACGTCAACCTGCTCACGCTTAAGTCCTACGGGCTCCAGGTAGCTCTTGGCGAAGCGTTCACCGCTTGGGCCACACAAGTGCTTGCCTCGGGCAACATCGAGCCCTGACGGCGTGCTCACGACGAAGAGCAAGCGTTTCTCAATCTCTCTCTTGCCGACTCGAGCGGTTGCAGTCGCGGCAGCCAATTCGCTGTCACCAGTCTGCTCGAGTATCGCATTAAAAATCTCGTCCCATTTCTTCGAGTGCTTGCTTGGTCCTGGTTTCTCAATCACCTCGGGCTCTGGCTCTGCCTCAGTCTCGGGCTCTTGGTGCTCTTCAATCACCTCAAACTCGTACTCAGCTGAAGCGCCCTCATGCGGCGTATAGTCGCCAGCCATCAGGCTAGGACCGCCAGCGGTATCCATCCAGTGATACCCTTCCGGTGCCTCAATCTTAATCGTTGCCATCATCGCCCCCTTGCCCGTAAAGCCCTTCAAGGTCTTCCATGCCTTCGCCCTCTGGTGCCTCTTGTACTCGAGCGGTCTCGCGCTCAACTGGTGGCAAGCCTGCGAACTCTCGAGCGTGGTCCTCAAGTGCATCGTCTGGTGTAACCACACCAGCACCGACGAGAGACGCGATGCCGCTTGCGAACTCGCTCAGCTCTGGCAGCTCAACGTCTTCATACCTGAGAGTAGGCGCGAACTCGTAAGGGATGCCATTGAGTTCCAAGAGCTGCGGTATTGCGTGTGCGTTGAACTGCGATGCAATCGAGTCGAGGTAGGTACCGAGTGACTGAGCAAAGAGCGAGGTTTTGTTGCTCACCAGTGAGTAGGAGCCATGACCATCGAGCCCAGTGATTAGAAACTCCGCCATGACTGAGATTAGTATGCGCGACTCATAGCGCTTGATGATTTCGTTGACATCGATGGGACGCCGACCACCAGCACTCAAGAGCTTGAGCCTGAAGCCTGACGGTGTGCCATCACTGAGCGTCTCAGAAGGAATCACAAGACCTTCGTACTCATCACGACCAACACGTTGAATCATGTCCTTCATCGATGCCAGTACGCTCTTCTCTGCGGCGCTTGCATTGCTTGAGAGCATCTGAAGCGGAACCTCCATGCAAGGCAAGCCAGCAAGGTCACGGCTCACGCCGATAGCTTCATAGGTCGCGATTTTCTTCTTGTAGTAGTAGCTGATGTACGCATTACGAAGCACCGAGCGACCTTCGGGGTTGTTCTTGTGCGCTTCGGTTCTGAAGAGCAGAAACTTGTCTGCCGGTATGTAGCGCCGGTTGTAGTTTGGTGGCGCGACCTGGATGACACCGCGCACCGCACCGTCATCTTGGTCGAGGTCCCACTTCTCGATTGACTCTTGCGAGCGTATTGGGAAACCCCTGAAGCCGATGCGGTTGTCATCGAACTTGGAGCGATAGAGCTTCGACTCGTGCTTTGGTCCTTTGCGTAGCTTGTAGGTGATCTCATGCACTGAGAAGCCAAAGACCAGAAAGCTTAAGATCTCGCTGATTGTGTCAGTCCACGTTCGATCGAGGTCTTCAAAGAGCGCACCCTCAACGAACTCAGCCACCGCACGCGCTTCGTCATTGTCAGCACCTGGCTCAACCGTCCAATCGACCTGTCGCACGAGCGTCTTGATGGCGTAGAGGAACGCGCCAACGATGGCATCGTTTTCGGCCATCTCGCGGAACATCCGCCGACCTTTGGGGTTCTTGAGGTCATTGAGAAACTCTTCAGTTATCTCACCGCCCATCGATTTGAGACCGGTCTGACCATAGAGCTCAAAAATGTCTATGGGGTTCTCGTGTTCGTTGTCACTCATATGATCTTTCCTTGTTGTTTGAGTCTGCGAATTGCCGTCCTGCTTGGTGCCCTGACGCTACATCGACAGTTTGCGAGATGCTTGATTGGTGCATTAGGGTCGCCAGGTCTGAGCATCTTGGTTCCATCGGGTAGCGTGAAGTAGTCTCCAATTCGGACAATCTTGCCATTCATGTCTTGATGACCACGACCACCGTCGGTGAGCGATGACGTCCATTGGATGTACTCTTCGCCACTAGCCTCGAGGGCTGCAAACGCGCCAGCGTTTTGCGCCTGCGCCATCTCGGTACGTGCGATGAGCGATGCACGCCCCCAAACATTGCGCACAATCGCAGGCCCACGCTCGAGCGGTTGCAGAGCGACCCTGGTGGGCTTCTGCCCTGGTGCCAAGACCTCAGCGTCATCGAGGTAGGTTGAGAACCTGATGCGCCGTGCGAGCTCGCTGGCAGTGATGCCAGGCTCTTCAGTCATCCACCGACCGATTTGATTGGCCATGTTCTGCTGGAACTCTTCGCGCACTTGCTCAACCAAGCCAGTCGCCAGCACTGTCTTCTCACGCAAGAACTCTTCTTGGAAGGTCGGTGGGATGATGAACTTTTGACCGGCACCCATCGAGCGGTTGCCTGCGTCTTGCACTTCCCTCAAGCCGCCGGTCTGAAGGATTGCGATGAGCGCGTTGATTGCTCGCTGCTCTGCGCTCTCGATGGTCTTCTTGACCACCGCACGCACAAGCCTCACCTCTTCATCGACGAGCTCTTTAAGGTATCGGTCAAGCACTGCCTTAATCTGGCCAGCCATCGCCTTAGAGCGTGCCTCAGCCTGCCTCGCGCCCGGTCCTGCCCTCGTGCCTCTGAAGCTCGGCTCTGGTGTTCTCATAACCATACTTGTGCGCCTCTGCTGCCCTCTGACGGATTGATTGAGATGATTGGCATCGTGGACTCATCAAGCTCAGTCACCGCCCACACCAACGCGTCTAGTCGGTCTGGTGATTCGCGTGTCATCGATGGGACGTAATTGCAGAGCTGGTCTTCAAGCCGCTCGAAAATCCCAACATGATGCACGCGGGCTTGCTCGTACCTTGCACCGACGGGCTCAGCTCGAGCTTGCTTGCCTCGAGATGCATGGACGCTCTTAATCGCAACCGTCGGGTTGATGCCCTCGATGATGGTGCGCCAGGTATCACCGCCCTGGTTTGCCTCGACGACGATGCGGTCAGCTCTGAAGTCGTTGTAGGCTTCGATGGCTCTTCGGCAGACCTTCTCGGGCGTGCCCTTGAAGCTCAAATCAGCGAGCACGTAGAAATCACGGCCAGCCATACCCACAACCACGATGCCACTCTCATCACTGCCTTCTTTGCTCGTCGTTGCGGGGTCGATGGCGACCACGATGCGCTGCATCGATGGAGCATCTTTGCACCGGTTCTCTTCGATGTCTCGACGTGCGAAGAGAGCACCGGGCAGCTCGCTCAAGAGCTCACCCTCAAGCTCTTGTCGCCCAAGCGTGCTGCCAGCGTACCGGTCATGTATTGCGGTGATGAACGACTCAGCCAGGTTATGTACATTGTCGCTCGTGCGCCCTCGCGTCACGTGCGTGTCATCGGCATCGGCTAGACGCTTGAGAGCGGTGAGCGGTCTTGGTGTAGTGGTGACGATAGTGCGCGGATTGTCACCGAGTCGCATACCGAATTGAAGCTGATCCCACGAGTCCCACCGCTGCCAGGCTGCAAGCTCATCGGCCCAAGCAAGGTCATGTTGTGGCCCTCGGAGCTGGTCGGGCTTATCGGCTGAATACGTCGAAGCAACCGCACCATTGGGCCAAGTGAGCCGCCTCTTGCTGGGCTCGTACTCTGGGCGGAAGTCATCCGGCGAGCAAGCTAGGATGCCGCTCTGGCCCTCGACCATAACATCGCGGCAATCAGCAGCAGTACGACCCACGAGCGCCACGCGCTTGGCTCTGCCCTGACGCACTTCATCAATCACGAACTCGGAGCCGCATCGCGTCTTTCCGAAACCTCGACCAGCCATGAGCAACCAAGTGCGCCACGCGGTATTGGGCGCGAGCTGCTCCGGCCTGGCAGTAAAACGCCAGTCGCTCATCAAGAGCGTGATCTCGTCATCGCTGAGCTCGCTGAGGATCTTAATCCTCTTCGCCTCGCTCTGCGATGCGAGCCAGTCTATCCAAGAGCTGGTCACGGGCATCATTGGTCTCTTGTTTGATTGGGCCACCATCGGCACCAGTCAGTTCTTGTCGTGTGGTTTCTTTCCAACCTGCCTGAGTTTTCAAGTAAAAGATAGCCGCCGTGGTATTGCCCGAGTTGGCTTGCACGATGAGATTCTTTGCCACCGTGCCAATCGCTTTGGCTTTCCCTCTTTGATAATGTTCAGAAACCTCTGGTTGGCGCTTCATGACCTCATAGAAGGTCGTTCTACCGATACCGAAGTAGTCAGCCATCTGCTCAACAGAAAGCACCGCAGCGAGCGTCTGGACCTCTCTCACTTGGTCTTCTGACAACACCGTCAACGGTCGCCCGTCTTTCTTGTGCTCGCTCTTAGGCTTGGCTCTGGATTTTCTCTTGGTCGTCATCTTCCCTCCTTTCAAGCTCGGCTTTTCTTCCTGTCAGGTTTTCCCATCGCCCTACAATGACATCGCAGTAGGCGGGGTTAAGCTCCATGGAAAAACAGCATCGACCTGTCTTTTCTGCGCCGATCA